TGCATTTAGCTGAGCGCGAGTATTAACGATAGTGCCGTCTATAGGCGACTTAAAAGGCTCTATGTCTCCGTGAATACTAGGTGTAGAACTTGCTGACGGGGCTTCTCGTATTACCTCTACCATCCCATCCTTAGTTTGTCTCCAAGTACGCTTTGCCATTATGTCATCTCCATCCGTTTTGCCATGCGCTCGCAGCGCTCGGGTGTTTGTTTATTCCAATTACTGTCGCGCATCTGTGCCGCAGCTTCGCGGAAATCGTGCTGCTGAAGCGCCGCAAACATCTTAGTGAACTTGTACGTTCTGGAAGGCCCCATTTGAAAACACATTTCTGTTACTATTTCACACACTTCAGTCGGGTAGCCTTCAAGCCACGGTTTATTAGCTATTAGCTGCTTACCTAGATCGTGCAGACGTGACGCGACTATAGCGCGTGACTCTTCGCTCGTTAGATAAGTTAGCCCGTGTCCTATGGTCCATATTCCAAGCGTATCCTGATAGGGCTTGGCTTCAAATCCCTCATTGACCATTACTCTATCAAGCATTTCAGACATTTTTATTAGTCCCGATCCCTTGATTCGTGCGTGTAACTTTGGCGAGCGCGCTCGCGCTTTATAAACTCATCAGTTTCGTTTATCTCTTCTTCTATATTAAACTCAAACTGAGCCTGCTCTTTCTGTAGGTCTTTTTGGGCCTCTACCTGTGTCTGCTCTATATTAATTTGAGCTTCCATCCCGGCCATTTCTCTTTGATGCTGCATTTTTTCACGTTCAAGTTTAGCTGATTCTTCTAGCTTGTATTTTTCAAACCCAAGTTTTTCAGCTTGTTGTTGTGCTTTTATCTGCTCGGGAGACGGCTCTTCTTGGCCCTCTTCTTTGCCCTGCGCTGACTGCATAGTTTTAATAGCTTGATCAAGTACGCCTTCTACTTCGTTACTGCCTTTAAATCCTGCTAGCCCCCACTTCAACATCTCAAGTAGCACAGGTGTGGCTTGAGGGTCCATCTGTACTAACGGTGCGGCGGACTGCATAAACGTCGCTAGAGCTGTTATGTACGAAGTACGTTCTTCTTTAAGCTGTGCATAGTCAACCATAGCCACGGACTCAGGTTTAACTTGAATACGCCAGATAAGATCAGTTCTGGTTTTTATTAGCTCAAGCGCGGGGCCTATAAGCTCTGCGTCAGAAGAGTTAGCAATGTTGGACTGCTGGACAATAGATTCATCTGAAAAATGATTGCTTACTACTTCTGCGCGCAGGCGTATTAAGTCTGTAGCGTATTTAGCAAACTCATCTTGTAACGCTTGAATCCTGACAGACCCAAAACGTGACTCAAGTACGCGTTCAGTAGCGCTTACGCTTCCGCCAGCTTCACCGCCGCCGCGCATTATGTCGGCCATACCCGTTACTTGGGCTAACAACCCCATCGAATCATTACGCCGTGCGACGAGTTTTTCTAAAGTGCCCGCGACTTCTTCTATAGGTAGCCATTGAATAGAGCCTTGTAGTCCGCCCTTTTCTGCAAACATAGCCCAGTTATCAACGGGTATAAGGTCGTTTTCAACGCCTTCGCTCATTAAGCGTTTGACGCCTATTGATGCTTGGTCGTATACGCCTACTACTTTTACAGCTTCAGTGATAAGTACGATACGGGACTCTAAGGCGTCTATTTCTAGGTACAGGTCTTCAGCCATAGCATAGTCAGGGATGGGCATATACGCTGTAGTAGTCACATTGGATGTCATAGGCTCGGGATTAGGATAAAAACCTGTTAGCCCTAGCGGATCATCTTTTGTGTCTAGCACTTGTTTTAAGTCCGCACACCACCAAATTACTTCACGCGCGGCTTTGTCCCAAATTTCCCATACCTCAGCACGTTTAAACGCATCTAACCGCTCTTCGTTAATTTCTGGGTAGTTTCTTTCTTCTCTTGAGTAGTTGGACGAAGTTAACGGTATTTTATTCCCTAACTTGTCGCCAAAGCGCACTACAAGTTGATCTCTAGTTAGTAGCGTTTTAAAAGCCACCCATCGAGAGTCCGCCCACGTGCGGCACGGCGACCATTTAAAGTCACGCCAGTGTACGTAGTCGATTGGAGCGCGTTCGTCGGTTATTTGGTCAATATCTTGAGCGGGGGCCATTTCTACGCCGGTCTTCATGTCGTAGACTGCGGCTATCTGCTCTTTTTCTTCATTAAAATCGTATCTAACCCGTGATACGCCCAGACCGGGGAGCAGTCTGTCTTCAAGGTTCTGTTTTAGCGCCTCAGAATACTGATCGTTAGGAGTGCCTATGTCTGCGTTTAGCATACGCTCGTATATCATGCCCGCTACGCGCGCTACGTCGTCATTGAAGTCCATATTCTTACGTGAAAACGTAATTTCAGGCAGTTTGCCAAACATTAAGTCGCGTACAGTGTTTATATTGGAATGAAAGAGGTTTAAACGAAACGTGCCTACTTCAGAATCTTTACGGTCGTTTAAATACCTAGCAACAGTTTTGTTTCCTTGCCGGGTCCACTTTTTGCTAGCTTTGTCAGCAGCTTCAAACTCCTGATACCACCTAGCCCACTGGTCATCTTTGTTCTTTTTAAAATCTTTTAAAGATTCTATTGTTCCTTGGTCTGAAACTGAATTATCAGGGGGCATTGCTACATTCTCCGGCGAGTTATCGACAATACAGGGCCTTTAGACTGAGAGGCGTATAGGTCATCTAAGGTGTAAGCTACCTGCTTGTCGTCAAGTTTGGTAGGCGCAGGCTCGGATAGTGTATTCTTTTTCTGCTTAGCAACCAAGCTCAAATATCTAAACGAATCCGCTCCGTCAGACGCCCAATTGTGCAGCGGCGTCTCGCGGAAGGTTTTAGTTAGCTCATTAAACTCTTTTTTATACGATCTAAGCGCTTCAATACCGTCATGGCACTTATTAGAATCAAACCTGCACTGCGGCAGCATCATTCTAGCTGCATCAATACCTTGTTGCCTGCCAAGGTGCGGCACTTTTGCCACAGGAAGATTAGCGTCTTGGAACTGCTCTATAGACGACCTACGTGTTTGGACGGTGTGGGCTACCGCGTCATGTGGTACCCATAGGCGCTCAAGTTTATACGGCTTGCTTCGGAACATTTTAATGTGGTCTTCAATTATCTCTCCACGGAGTTCTATATAGTCGATCAAATTTATAGTGTCTCCGTGCTCTTGCCAGAACCACACTGCCGTGCTGTCTTTACGCCCGAGGTCCATACTGGCGTGGACAGGCTCCATAGGGTCGTACAGGTCTGGCTTTTTGCCTATCTTGCCCTCAGCCTCCATGTTCTGGATCATAGACGCGTAATAGGTGCCTTTTACCGCGGCGGTAAAGTCACATTCAAACTCTTGCGCGAACTGTGACTCTTCCATTAGCGCCTTTAGCTCTAGCAGGTCTTCGTCGTCTAATAGCCCTGACTCGCTAGCCTTCAAGGTCAGATTGAACCACGTGTCTTCACGTATGGCGCGCTGTATTATTTCGTAAAAGTGATTTTTACCTTTTGGCGTGCCGATGAACACGGCCCAGCCTTTACGGTCAGTTAGGGTGGGCAGCAGCACCTCAGCCCACAAGGATGGGCGACAGTCGCCGTACTCGTCCAAGATCACCCCGTCTAAATAGATGCCTCGCAGCGCGTCAGGATTGTCGGCCCCGTACAGCGTTATCCATTGGTTGTTGGGCAGTATCACTCGCAGGTCGCTTTCGCGTGTTTCAACCGCAATACCTTTGGTTGCTTCTTTAAGGTACTGCCACGCTACGTCCTTAGCTTGCTTGTAGTACGGTGCGACATACGCGTAACGCGCGTTTTTCTTGTTTGTATACAGCGCGCGCACTACGGCTTCGTGTATACACGCTACCGTCTTGCCCGCACGCCTGTGACACACCAGCGCCGCCCAGCGTTCGCTACGCTGATGAAACGGCCTGAACGCCTGTCTTGGTACGTAGTCTAAGGTAAACTCAGACACTACGTATTTTGCCCGCCGTGCGTAACGCAGCAGCCATCGCTTTCTCTTTTGGCATACCGGGTTGCTGTTTTGACTTAGCCTTCTGTGCCGCTGCTATTCCCGCGGGGGTGTAGGCGTACTCTTTTCCGTTTACTACAGGCATTATTTTCTCCGTTTACTGGTCAAGCGCGCCTTTCGGCAGCAGCTGGTTGTTTATAGTGACTTCTATCTTAGTGTCCTTCGTGTCCTTACCTATACCGTCCATACGATTCATCTCCTGAATAGCTGATATAGACGTCTTAGGCTCATCGTGCTGGTTGTCTTGCGTTATCTCCCACAAGGTTCGCTTGCGCTGCTCTAAGTTAGGGCCTTCGCGTAGCTGCTGCAAGTAGAACAAGAGTGAAGTTATCTTCGCTACTTTCTTGCTGTGTAGTGTGTGGGATATAGAGTCGCCGGTCGTGTCGAACTCTTTTGCTATGTCTACGTTTTTCATGCCGCGTAGGTGCATCTTGGCTATAGCGGTGCCACGAGCGCCAGCGTCATGGGACGCCGCAACCAGCGCCTGCTCAAGCTGGCGTAGGTTTTTAAAGAACGGAGTGTTTGCCGGGTGATACTCATCCAGCAGTAACTCGGGTGGGAGGTACTTTTGTGCTTCGGTTATTTGCATTGCGTAAATATAGGTGCTTATAAGTCAAATTGCAATTTTTTGCACTATATAATCGCCTATTCTCAAAACCAAATTTTTATGGAATGGTCCCCGGCTATAGCTATGGCGCATTAGTCTAAACCGACCCGGGGGGTACCCTATGGGTGTTTAAACGTGCCATGTCGAACACTATAGCCCCCCGACCGTTTAAACGTGAGAGCGCGGCGCGCGCGGCGCGTTAACCTAGCGTGCTACGTATAACAATTGTTATGGTTATTCTAGTCAGCTGTAACACGTTTAGTTAAAACGTTTAAACACTATGACGCGTAATTAGACGCACTGAGCGCGTTTATAAGCGATTATAATTTAACCCTGACCCTAGTATCTAAACGGTTAGAACGTGGCGTACTGTCTAAAATCCCACGTAAATGGCGGAAAATGTTACAAATGTTACAGTAAAAAAAATCGACTGTAACATTTATTCTCTATAGTTTTCAATAGTTTACGCCATTTGTTACAAATGTTACGGACTTTGTGTACAAAACTCCCCTGAGCAGAACATATAGCACCACTTTGGAAACACTTATATCAGCCCCTAGAAAATCCTAGAAAGTATGTAACATTTGTAACTATTGATATAAGTATATGATTTATATAGAGAATAAATGTTACAAGCTGATTTTCAGTCCGTAACATTTGTAACATTTTTTAAACGCGTATAAATAGACAGTATAAATTGCATCTATTGTTTAAACCTTGCTATACTACAGGCCACACCAGCACAAAAACCGGCCTCAAAAAAGGGGCCATATATAACACTTTAAAACAGGAGCACCACCGATGGAAATAATCACAAGAGAGCAATGGTTAAATAGATCAGTCGATATTCTATTTGACGTAATTCTAACCGATGAAGTCATAGCGCCGCACAGCGCGCCGCCGGTGCGAGTATCTGTCGCGCCGATGGCGTCTAAACGTTTAGGCGTTTGCCACGTTAGGCGTATCAGCGATGATGGCCACAATGAGATTTTCATCACCGCGCACATTGACGACAGCATCGAAATTCTAGGCGTACTGGTACATGAATTGATACACGCGCTAGACGATTGCGCTAGCGGCCATAGAAATTACTTTGCAAAGGTAGCAAGAGCGGCCGGCTTAGAAGGAAAATTCACCGCTACGACAGCTGGGCCACAACTACGCGAGGTATTAGAGAGCGCCGTTAAAATTCTCGGACCAATACCTCACGCTAAGCTGAATCTGAAACCGAAAGAGAAGGGACGCAACAACAACAAGATCGTTTGCGACAGCTGTGGCTTTCAAGCGAATCTGTCGCGCAAGTGGGCCGACAGAATAGCGCTCGATGCCGAGTGCCCAGTATGTGCACGCGCCACCATCAATATAATCCGTAGTTAATCCATTATAAAATCAGGAGCAAATAAAATGAATTCAATGCAAAAAATGAAACTAGCCTTAATCGAAAAAGGTTATAGCACGCGCACAATGAGCTGTGACGCTATCCGCGCCGCCTATGCTGAAATAGCCGGCACGCCTGAGCCTACGCCAGCGCCTACACCAGCGCCTACACCAGCGCCTACACCAGCGCCTACACCAGCGCCTACACCAGCGCCGACACCAGCGCCAGCACCAGCGCCGGCACGTAACGCGCTGGAAACGGCCATAGCGGCGATAATTGACGCTAAGCTACAAGGATTCAATCCCGAGTCCCAAATTGATGAAAATCAGATTCAAGCAATGATAGAAAAGCACGCCAGCCCGACTATCACAATTGAGGTAATAAATCGCGACACTGTAAAGACTATAAGCGGCGCGCATAAGGCGCTGGAAGATGTGCTCTTTGAATTGAACAATGACGAGCACGTGTATTTGTACGGTCCCGCCGGCTCAGGCAAAACGACACTAGCAGAACAGGCAGCGACCGCGCTAGATAAAGACTTCTACAAGTCCGGCGCGATACTCTCTAAGCATGAGTTAATCGGCTTTGTTGACGCCGGCGGCGCCTATCACACAACGGCATTTCGCACCGCTTTTGAAACCGGCGCTCTGTTCTTGTTTGATGAGATGGACGCCAGCGCGCCTGAAGCAATATTGGCGCTGAATGATGCTATGTCAAATGGCTCTTATACCTTCCCTGACTCACCTATAGCGCTCAAAAAAGGTGAGGGATTTCTAGCTATTGGATGCGCCAACACTATCGGAAAAGGCGCCACTAGAGAGTATATAGGACGCGCGCCGCTAGATGGTGCCAGCCGCAATAGATTCGCTAAGCTGGAAATTGGATACGATGAGCAGCTGGAATTGAGACTAGGGCGCGAAGCGTTTAAACAGTACGGCGGCGCCGATGACGCGCGGCAGTTATTCGACACTGTATACAGTGAGATAAAAGCAGTACGAAAGCACATAGCAAAACGCAAGCTAAGCATCATACTCTCACCGCGCGACACTATCCGTTGCGCCAAATCAATGGCCGGCGGCAAGACTGCCGATGACGTGCGCGACTCAGTGATTTACGTTGAGTTTACCGATGACCAGCGCAAAGCGGCGGAGGTATAGAACGATGAATTATTACGAATTCAACTATGACTCTATATCGGCTTTTGGTGATGCGATCGCGCTGGCTAATACACTGCCGCGCGCCGGCACAAATGACTCATCGGTGAATAGCAGCTTCGATGACAACCCCTTTACGCTGGATACGGCTATTGAAGCTGCACAAAATGGCGGGTATTGGGAAAAAGGCGCCGAAGACATGGCCGCAGTGAATATTGATATTGACGCGCCACAGTCTACCTACTTACCGAAATACGTTCCTGACGTGGTAGGCGCATTTCCTAACGTGCCAGCGTATTTGGCCGGCCATCCTAATAGTATGTTTAATCGCAAGCAGATAGCAGTACCTAAGAAATTCATTCGCGTAGGCGTAGGCATTACGGCGCCGTGGTTTGTAAAAGCTGACGCGCTATACAATAAAGGGCGCGCGATAATGGCGGTAGTTAACGACCTAGTATCGCAAGGTTACGGTGTTGAAGTGTGCGCGGTGTATCACATGGGCCAACAGCGAAAATTTACTACTCCTGAAGCGGCCTTAAATGCGAAAATGACAATACGCGTAAAAGAATCGCACGCGCATTGGGATACTGGCACAGTCGCGTTTGCGCTGGCTAATGCTTCATTCTTTCGTAATCTATGCTGGCGCGAGCTCGAGAACGTGGAAGGACTGACCAGCGTGCTAGATGAGTCCTACGGGTACTCGTTAGACGATGGCGGCGCCGATTTCGACTTATGGTTCCCGCCGATGACAGCGCATGGTGACGAGCGGCCATACAAGACCGCAGAAGGCGCGCTGAATAAGGCGCTGGAATACGTGGCAGACTACATAGCAAAAGCGGCCTAGTGGCGCCGCTTAGCGCTCAGGCGCGACATTAACAATTCATGGTGCGTGCCCTTACCCGCCTCTCTTGAGACTATCTCGGTGTCGAGAGTGTCGCGCGCGCACAGTACGTAGACTCGACACTCTCTCGACTGGTTTCGGCGCCATATGCGCGCTATCACTTGTCGCATGAGATCGCGCGACCAAATAGGTGACAGTATTATCATAGTCGCGCCCGTTGTCAGGTCCAGCCCATGGCCGGCGCTCTTAGGATGCAAGAACAGCGCCGGCAGTGCACCAGCGCGCCAGAGCGCTAGCGTAGCCGCGTCATCGGCCCCAGACACTCCCAGCTGGCGCCCCAATGGAAAGGCGCGCGCTAGGCGCTCTAGCTCTTCGCGGTACTGGTAAACGTAGACCACCGCGCGCCCTTGTGCCTGCTCGACGTGGCTTATAGTCCCCGCGCGCACTAACTTGCTATCGCATAGCGTCACAGTACGCCCGTCGTCAGTGTATACAAAACCACTCGCAATCTGTTGTAGCTTGCCCACTTGAATAGCCGCGCTGTCGGCGGTCACGCCATCGGTCACGCTATCGGCTTCGAAGATATCGTAATACTCGCGCGCGCGCTCGTTCAGATGAACGTAGACAGTTTGCTCCAGCAGCGCCGGCAGCTCATCAGTGTAATCCGGCAGCACCACCACCACGTCACTTATCAGCGCTGTAAGCGCGTTTATACACTCCGGCCTTATATCCCACTTGCGCTGCTCATAGTCAGTAGAGTAAAAATATTTCATTAAAAAAGTCTGCTTGTTCCGCCCCAGCCGCGCGCCGCCGTCGCAGGCGAACATACAATAGAACAGGTCCGCCCACGACTCCGCGACCGGCGTGCCCGTCATCACCACCCGCACCAGAAAATCCTTTATGTGCTTCCGCATCGCCTTAAAGCCAGCACCGCCCGCCTTTATCTTAGTTACCTCATCAATAACCAACATATCAAAATTGTGATCGGCGCCGTAGCGCTTGAAGAACCACACTAAGTTTTCAAAGTTGATTACCACCACGTTGAAGTCCGCCCCTCCAATGGCGTTTATACGGGCTTTCTCAGCCCCCGTCGCTATGCTCACATTCAAGTGCCGCAAGTGGGACCAGCTGTTGTGCTCTTGCCGCCACACGTCATTGCACACGCGCAGCGGCGCGACGATCAGCACCCGCCGCACCACCCCCGCCGCCAGCAACTCCGATGCCGCAGTCAGCGCGGTAACTGACTTGCCCGAACCCATCTGGCCTATCAAGTACGCGCCATCGTTCTCATAGATGTGCGTAATGGCGTCCTGTTGGCCGGTGCTCAGCAGCTCAGGATTTTTCATCGATCGATAACCACTTCTACATCGGCTATAGCTGCCGCGCGCAGCACAAACGCCACGCACAGGTCTAGCCCGAACCCACACTCCATAGCCTCCGCGCACACTTCACCGTCAACCCCCGCCTCGCCCAGCGATATAATAACGCGCGCCATTTTTTCAACCAGCTTATCTCTGCTCATAAAATCTCCCCGTTGTTAATTAACACGTTCAGTATATCCAGCACCGTTTCTTTCGAGCTAGCGACTGCCACTACAAATCCTTGATCGAGCAACAAGTTTATTTCCTTACGCTGTAGCGCCGACAGCACCCCCTTCCCGTTGGGATTCTTAAATTCAATAAAAACAGCGCGCCCTTTATAGAGCCACAGTTGATCTGGCACGCCGCGTTTGGCCGGCGACTTAAATTTATACGGCAGCACCCCACGGCCTATGGCCTGCGTGCGTGCCCACTTTTCTAGCTGGCGTTCGTTCATTAAACTTCCTAAGTTGTTCTTGCGGTCTAGTTGGCAGTATGGCATAGTCGCCTACGGCAATCAATAACAGGAGCAAAACTGATGACCCTTAGCGAGATAAAAAATATGCAGGCGGCGCGCAAGCGGGCAGGCGAGGACTACAAGCCCTCGAAGCAGCGCAGAGAAGAACTCCGACAGACTATGAAAGTGTGGGACTTTTACGAGGAATTTTCATGGGGCAGCAAAAAACCTTGGTGGCTACGCCCCTTGCAGGTAGTAGGCTTCGTAGCTGCGGGTGTCGGGCTAGCACTCGGTATTTACTGTTCAACATTAATTTTATTCTTTTTATAGGAGCTAGGAAAATGGCAACACCAATCGCAGAACAAACCTCACGCAACCCGACACGCACAAAACGCGGCTCGGCTAGCGTGTCGGTATCTTGGAGCGTCTACGACCGTTTAGACGACTTAGCAAAGCTGGAAAACTCATCTATTGCCGCGATTATCAGCGGACTCATTGCGTTCTATGAGCTTGACGAGGCCAAAGTCCCCTACGAAGACGAAGACGAAGACGAGGACGACGACTATGAAACACTATAAATACGGCGGCTCGACTGCTGGGCGTACCGTAGCTTGCCCCAGCTGGGCAACACTGGCAGAAAATATGCCTGCCGGCCCCAGTTCAACTTACGCTGAAGAAGGCACAGCCCTGCACCAGTGCATGGAAATGCTACTGCTCGGCCAGCTGGACGCGCCAGCAGATGTGTTGGGTAAAGATATATGCGGAGTGACTATTGAACCTGAACACTTAGACAGGCTCAACATGGCGCTCACTGCGTGGGACAATTTCTGTTCCGAGTACAACGTAGTCGATTTTATGACCGAGCAGACGTTTGAGCTGACAGGCGACATAGGCGGCACAGCTGACGTTATAGCGTGGTCCAATACGGTAGTGTATATAGTCGATTGGAAATTCGGACAGGGTATTGAAGTGTCTGCCGAAAACTCGGCCCAAGGAATGTTCTACGCGCTATGTGCCCAGCACACGATTCCCGACGTGTTTAAAAACAAGGATATGGCTGTCGTTATTATCCAGCCCATACCCAGCCGGGACCACGAAACGCTAAAAGTGTGGAAAGTCCCTGCTGATACGTTTAAACACTTCCGCACGTCACTATTCGACGCTATTGAGTACGATGGCCCGCCCGAGTACCGCATGGGAGCACACTGCACCTTCTGCCCAGCGGCATCGCTGTGCCCACAAAAGACCGGCGCCGCTGTAGCGGCTCTGCTTCTAAAACCAGACGATCTTGAAACTCTGGCCGGTAACTTAGAAAGCGCGCTCCAACTGAAGGCGTGGATAAAGTCTGTTGAAACAAAAGCGCACGAGCAGTTAGAAGGCGGGGCAAAGTTAAACGGGTTTAAACTGGTAGCCTCACGCGCAGTGCGGAAATGGAGAGACGCCGTGGCAGCTGAAAAAACGCTGCGGAAAATGGTGCGAAGCTCAAAAGGCGATAAGTCTTTGAAAGTCACTGACGTGTTCACGCATCCAAAGCTGCTATCGCCTCCGCAAATCGAGAAAGTTTTAAAGGCTAAAAAACTTGACTTCGATAGGGTAGGCGACTACATTGAAAACCAATCGTCTGGAACTACTCTCGCAAGAGAGGGCGACAAACGACCGGCTATACTGTCCAAAGACGCGCTGCGAAGCGCTCTAGGCAGGATTAGCTAACAACCGTAGAGGCCGTCGGCCTCAACGTAAACGTAAAAGTAAACAGGAAACATACTATGTCAAATTTACCCGCAGTAAACCCCACAGAACTCGGCAACGCTCTAGTAGCCGCAAAATCACGCATATCAATGGACGCCGGCGACCAGCCCTTCTTACGACTCTTGAAGTCAGGGGAGTGGGTGTATTCAGCCGACGACGTTGAAGTGCAAGAAGACTCAATATGGGCGGTGAACCCCAGCTCAATAAGCGAAGGCTATGCCGCGTGGGGGAAAGGCGAGTTGCTCGGTGAGGAAATGGCGCCGATGGCTGGCGTGCCAGTGTTAGCTACAAGTCTGCCCGACGTCGGGACGAAGTGGACCAAGCAGATTGCTTTTGTCCTGAAGTGCTTAAACGGTGAGGATGCAGGCACGCAAGTGCTTTACAAAACCACCAGTAAAGGCGGCTTGAAGGCGTTTAATAAGCTGCTCAGCGAGTTGATCGAGCAGATTGAAAAAGACGGCACGCACATTGTGCCCGTCATAACTCTGGAAATGGACTCTTACAAGCACAAAGAGTACGGCAAAATCTACACGCCTATTTTCAACGTGAAAGATTGGCTGGATTTCGACGGCTTGAAAGACGCAGATGAGGAGGACGACGACGATGCCCCCGAAGCGGCTGCGGAGCCGGCTCCCGAGGCTGCCGCGCCTGCAAAGCGCCGGCGAGCGATAGCCAAGTAGCGAACTAAGCCCTCCGGGGCTTTTTTTAACTCTGTGTTTAAACGACAGGCCAACAACATGATAAAGCTACTTATAGTGGATTGGGAGACACGGAGCCGTGTAGACCTACTGACCGCAGGCGGTGATACGTACTGCCAAGACCCTTCGACAGAGATTTTATGCGGCGCGTTTTGCTTTGTTGATCCAGCTGACGAACGCGAGTGGCTGTGGTTTTCCAAGGACGCGCTGCCCGACGACCTGCGCGATGTCATATCCCAGCATTTAAAAGACGGCGGTTTAGTTGCTGCACACAACGCCCGATTCGACCAGCATATATGGGAGTGCATAGCGGCACCTGACCACGGCTTCCCCGAGGTACGCTTAGACGCGTGGTACTGCACAAGCGCACAGGCCCGAGTCAACGCGCTGCCTGCAAACCTTGACGACGCCACACGCGCGCTGAACGCCGGCCATCGGAAGAATCAATCTGGCAGTGCGCTAATCCGCAAGCTGTGCATCCCGCACAAAGAAACGGGCCAGTTTTGGGAATCCGCTGCTGACCTACACGATTTAGGCGTGTACTGCCTTGACGACGTAAGGGCTACCAAGGCGCTAGTTAACGCGTGTCGGCTACTGTCCCCTACCGAACACGGCGATTGGCTAGTCAACGAGCGTATAAACGACAGGGGGCTACGCATCGACCGCACCTTAGCTGAGTGTGCATCAAGTTTTGCTGCCGTAGAAACCGCGGCAATAGGTAAGGAGCTGGCGCTACTGACCGACGGCGCCGTTACCAAACACACTCAGAACGCCCGCATAAAAACGTGGCTGCTACCGCAGCTGTCTAACGAAGCTGAAAAGCTGACCGTAGTTTTCAAAGACGACGACCGCAAGAACTCGCTGGCTAAAGACATCCGCGCCAACCTGCTTGGCCGCGCAGATGCTGGCAACATAGAGCTACCTGACAGTGTGTACAACGTAATTGCCGCTCTGGACGACGGTAACAAGTCCAGCGTAAGTAAGTTTAAACGCATGGTGGAGCGAGCTGACTCTGGGGACGACCGTGTACGCGGCGCGTTCATGTACGCTGGCGCGGCTACTCTCCGCTACACAAGTCGCGGGCTTCAACTGCACAACTTCCGGCGCGACTGCTGGAAGGCACACGAAGCTGACAGTTTGAGCGCTATTATGGCGTCTGGTGGCAAGCTAGACGAAGGGACCGTTATGGATACCCTGTCAAAGCTGCTGCGGCCAGCGATCCTTCCCGCTGAAGGTCACTCGTTTGTGGTGAACGACTGGTCGGCAATTGAGAGCCGTGCGTTACCGTGGCTGTCTGACGACCCTCGCGCAGAAAAAAGGTTAGAAGCGTTCCGAGCCTACGACGCTGCACCGGCTGACGCTAAACCAGCGGACGCCTACGAAGACGCCGCCGCCGACGCGGGGACCGACATCCGACAGGTAGGAAAAGTGGTCGTGCTGTCACTAGGCTTCGGCGGCTCGACGGGGGCGTTCAACGCTATGGCTAGAAACTACGGTGTGTTTCTGCCCGAGCACGAGGTAAAGACTATCGTGCGTAACTGGAGGCGCAAGAATCCGTGGGCCGAAGACTTCTGGAACCGTTTAGAGAGCGCGGCAATTCTAGCAGTACGCAACCCGCTACAGGAATTCACCGCGGGCAAAGTAAGCTATACTTTTGTGCCCGCGCTAATGGAAGGCTCGCTGCTGTGTAAGCTACCGGGCGACCATTACATAACATACCCCCAAGCACGTGTAGAGCTAGTAGAGTCCGAATTCGGAACCAAACGGCAGCTGACCGCTCTAAAAGCAAACTGGAAGCCAAAAGCCAACGACCCTGAGTGGCCTCGGTTCAGATTGTGGCGCGGGCTGCTGGCAGAGAACGTAACGCAGGCTTTTTGTGCCGCGTTATTGCGTTGGGCCATACGGGAGTCAGATTTAGTTGTACTGCACTGCCATGATGAAATAGGGTTAGAGGTTCCCACTGAGAAAGCAACTGAAGCTGCGGAACAGATACAAAGGCTTATGGAGACGCCGCCCGAATGGGCGTTGGGGCTGCCGCTACACGCGAAGCCTGACATAATGCAGAGATACGGGAAATAGATATAAAAAAGCCCCTTACGGGGCTTAATTAACCGGCTTCGAGTGTGTGGCGCGGAGTCAGAATCAACCAAGTACAGGAGCAAACCAAACATGATTGACACTAAGGATAGTACACAAGAAATAAAAAAAGCACAAGACAGCACCCTCGGAGCGCTAAAAGTTCTGCCTAAGCTGCATTTAATAGGTGACGAACCGCACGAGTACAGCCCCGAGCAGGCGCAAGAATTCCTCGATACTGTGTTTCACGTGAAACCAGCAGACGGAGCGCATAGGCTAGTTTATACGTCTCCTAACAATAACCCGGGGATGCCAGCGCCCGGTGGAGTTGATGCGCTGGTCAACAAAGTAATGAGGAGAACTACAAAAGCGCGAGCGATGTATTTCAACGCCAGCACTTGTGTGCCAGATAGCGAAGGTGCGTTGCGGCACAAGCGCGATCTGTTCTCTGCGTTTCACGTACTGGTACTGGATGACATAGGGACAAAGATACCGCTTGACCGCCTACCTGAAGCGCTACGGACCCAACCCACCTATATCATCGAGTCAAGCCCCGACAACTTCCAGTACGGTTACGTGCTTGACGAGCCTGTTACTAACTATGACCACGCCGTGGCAATAATACAGACCGCGGCTATGGCGAAGCTCACCGATGCTGGAGGGCTAATGGCTACTAAGATCGTCCGACTGCCTGATGGCGTCAACGGTAAGAAAGACCCTGACAAGCGGCTGTTCCCCGTCAAGCTCCACACTATGGAAGGCCCCTACTGGACGCCTGAGAAGCTGCTAGAGCATATAAACTTTGAACTTAACGACGAGCTAGTAACGTGGGAAAAGATCGTAAAAGGCTCCTTAGCCCCGCTAGCGACGAAGTACCACACAAAGTACCTACCCCATGCGCCTATAGCGCAGTCAATAGACGGTGCCATTGACCCAGTTTTAGAGTGGCTGTACCGAGAAGACCGCGTGCTTGCCGATAGTGGCAACGAGTGGATAGATATAAGGTGCCCGTGGTGCCACGGACACACTACGGGAGACGACGCTGCTGGCTACAAGCCCGTTGGCCGCGGTGCCGATCCTTATATACGCAGTTTTAACTGCTTTCACGAGCACTGCGCCGACAACCATACCAAGGAATTTATCCACTTTATTCTGAGCAACAGCGATTTTGGCTCTATACCCATACGTGACCCATCTGCTGGGCTATTTGAGAGGTACTGTTTTGACGAGACACACAACCGCGCTTGGCGTCTCGACGGCAACACGCCAACGCCAGTAGATATAAACGGGTTTCGTACTAAGTTTAACCAGCCTGTAATGGCGTTTAAACTCGGCAGCAAGGGGCTTCAGCCTCGGTCTATGACTGTCGCGCAGCTGTGGCTAGAGTCACCGTACAGGCAAGATGTGCACGGTATCGTACACCGCCCCGGTGAAGACAGATTTGTACAGAATTCCAGAGACTCCACCGTGTGCATCAACACCTACAGGCCCGCTCCGTGGGGTGACGGCAAGTACGACATGGCCGAGGTGCAACCTTTTATAGACTACGTTCAATACCTAGTGCCTAACAAAAAAGAGCGCGAGTATTTTCTTGATTGGCTGGCATCGAAAATACAGAACCCGCTGTTCCGCGGAACAGGCATACTGATGGTGACGCCATCGTTTGGCATAGGGCGAAGCACGCTTGCCAATATGCTCAGCGAGCTAGTTGGTTCACATAACGCGCTTAACGTGCCCTTTGACGACCTACTCGGAGCGGGGAAGTACAACTATTGGGAAGTCGCGCAGATAGTTACTGTTTCTGAGGCTAAAGAATCAGCAGACTTCACTACCTCTAAAGGACCCCACAAGGCTTACGAGACGCTCAAGCAGCGTATAGACACCACTAACATCACCACAGTGGTGAACATCAAGTACGCGCCGCACAGGACGGCTAACGTGTGTACCAGCTACCTGATTCTAACCCAGCACGCTGACGCCATAGCGATACCCAAGGACGACAGGCGCGTGTCTGTTATAACCAACCCTATAACGCCCAAGCCCACGGCGTATTTCACTAAATTAAATAAGTGGCTTCAGCTGTGCGACAAGGACGGACAACTGATATGGGCTAAGCACGTGTACCGCTGGCTGCGCGAACACGTCGTGGAAAACCCCGACAGGTTGATGCTGCCCCTAGATAGCGTAGGAAAAACTACCATGATAGACGAGGGAAAAACGCTACCTGCAAGAGTGTGCGAGGCTATAGCTTCTTACTTATCCAAGAAAGAGACGTATGCCATTACCGTGCCGCAGCTGCGTGCCACACTAGACGTAGTGTTGCGCGAACTGCACTACGATCGGGAGCACAGGGACGCGTTCTACCGAAACTGCTTCAACGACGTCAGCTTGACTATGGGTATGAACATGAGAGTGGGCGGGAAAGTGTGTCGTGTAAGGGCGTTTAAACAGATAACAGAACGGTTTAACTTCACTTCTGAGCACCTGAAAATGGGGAATAAAGACGTACCGGAGGACATAAAAAATATGGTGAAGGCAAGCGTAGACAATATTAACATACAAAAAATAGCAAAAGCTGTGGTAGACACGCTGCCAATGTAGCGCTAATATAGTCGCCTATTCACAAAAACAGAATTTTTCCCTATGACCGATTTCAAGCCACAAAAACGTTTTGAAGCAAAGCAAAAAGCAAAGGGCCTTATAAGGGTTACAGTGTGGGTTCCAGCAGAGAACCGCGCTGACCTGAGTAGTCACGCGGAAACTTTACGTAAGCAGCATAGGGCGCGGTAGTAACGTATAAACGCTACCTACTTCTCCCTACTAACGCCTTTGGTTTTCTCAAAGGTACGCATAGCGCCTAAGCCCAGCATTCCCATAAGAACGGTGGTCAAAAGCGAAGTGTCTACGACAGGAACCGTAAACCAGATTCCTAAGATTGGAGATATTATTGTTGAATACAGCAAGGCAAGTCCACATATCCAGCCGATGGCTGGCCTCCAGCCCGCTACAAACAGGCTCTTATGGGCCGCTTCGACTTTGTTGACTTCGATCTGAGCAGACATCTGTCTGTCTGCCATAGTCGCAATCTCGTGCGACAGCTTTTCCCGCAGGTCTTTATCTGGGATTACTTTGTCTAGGATAGCCGAGACAGGCCCAATCAGTGCACTAATAGCGGCTAGCATAGTTTAAACAGCTGCCCACACGACAGCGGCTATCACTACAAGCACAATGACCGCGCCAATGTGGTGGTGCTTGCTTGTCTGTATCAGCCGCCATACGGGGCCACCGATCTTTGCTAGACCATTTTTTAGCATTTCCATTTTGGATTCCTCAGTTAAGTGCGAGTGCAAAAACTAAACCCGCAATGGCGACCATTAATATAACTAATCCAGCAATAAGTTTTACAGCCAGATAGAAGTCTGCATCTTTTCTGTCTTGGATTACCTTTCTTCGATTAGCCTGCACAATATTAAAGTCTCGTTCTTTTTGAATTTTCCCTGCATTCTTCTGGACTTTCTGCCACTGAGGAGTCTTGCCCTGACGCGAATACTCGCGGCCTATCTCCTTCATCATATTAGCAATGCGGTCTTCTTGGTTCTGAATCTGGATTGCTTCTTCCAGAGGACTGCCAATGTAAGCATTCTTGTCATGCTCTTTAACTTCGGCAATCTTGTCCTCAACAGCTTCCTTACTGGCAAAGAACCCTGATATTTCAGCGCCCATCTGCTCGACTTGCTTTTTCTTCTTCAGGGATGCCTGCACTAAATTAAAAGCGGTATCCAATCCCTTTATAAGTAGAGCTATTTCGCCAATCATAGATCACTGTTTATCCGTGAACACATTGAAATATGCGCCAGCCATGAGTGCGGCTAGGAACAGCGTAGTCAACGCTTGAACGATAGTTTTACCAACCGTTCGCTTTGCAGATCGCCAAGAATCTAGCAGTGATCTAAGCTCTGAGACATCTGTTAGCAATTCTTTATCCTCGCTGCCAAGTCCAATATTTCTCAAGGCTTTTTGTGCGCCTAGCTCTGCCGACTGCTCGACCAACTTCGCCATCTCTTCTTTTGTCACAGGACTGCTCCATTACTGCGGGCTAGTAGGCCATGCTACTGTGCTAGGAAATCCCGCTTGGGCAGGGACATCGCGCAAGGCTTGACGGTAATCGGTCATCTCAGGCGTCATAGTAACGTCAGTGGATGCAGTCCAATCTGTAGCGGCCAGTTTAGAGTCTCGCTCTGTGCGTACTTTAGCAGCAGCTCTATCGTCTACAGTTGCCGCATACTCTGCTTGTTCTGAGTCCCATTCCGCTTCTTCTTCAGGAGTAAACGGAACATTTCCTTCTGTGGTTGTGTGGAATCTGGTCATCGTCTACCTCCTATGTTGCTTTTTGCAAACCATATAGTTTAAATTTGCCGACTGTAATAGTGCCAGATGACTGGTAATACCTAACGCCTGTCAATGCTCCTGTATTATTGATATAAATACCACCACCAGTGCCTGTATATAACGCGCCTCTGTACATCACATGATTACCCTGATAAGTTTTATATTCAGTTGTAGAGTTAACATTAAAAAAGTAGTGAATAAACTGGCCTGATTGACCAGCACTATTGGCGCTTTCTTCAGTCCACTTGATACTTGTGCTTTGGTCATCTGTCCCGTTACTATATAAATAAAACGCATCACCGCCTGTTTGAGGTCTAACTACCCACTGGAAGTATTTATATTTTGAATCTGTACGCCAACTCCCGCCAATTTTCATTCTCATATGCGGTATTTCACTAGCAGACGCTCTATAATTTGTACAAACGATCATATAGTCATCGTATGTGCTATCTATGCCAGTGATATCAATTGTGGATGAAGCAGACGCATCAGTTACCGAAATTAACGTCCAAGCACCGCCGCCGCCAGCATCTTGCCATGTAGCAGCAGTTCCACTTGTAGCAGTAAGAACCTGATCCGCTGTGGGGGCCGTTGCGCCAGATACGCTTACTGTTGTAGTTGCGCTTTTTAGGGCATTAGTGAGTGTTGATACACCCGCTGTGAGGCCTGCTGCTGTGCCCGTGGCGTTAGTAGCCACAAGAGCAGATGGCGTGCCAAGAGCAGGGGTAACAAGCGTAGGGCTTGTAGCGAACACTAAAGCACCAGAGCCAGTCTCGTCGGTTACAGCAGTAGCAAGATTTGCACTAGACGGGGTGCCAAGGAAGTCAGCTATTCCGGCCCCAAAAGAAGTAATGCCTGTACCGCCGTTAGCAACAGGCAGAGTACCTGTTACGTTTGTTGTTAAGTTCACGAAGGTGGTAGAGCTACTGCCTGTACCGCCGTTAGCAACAGGTAGAATACCTGTAACCTGAGAGGTTAGGTCAACTCCAGTCAGCGCACCACCTAATGTCAAGTTGCCGGTAGAGGTAACAGTGCCTGTAAGGGTAATACCGTTGACGGTGCCTGTGCCGCCTACGCTTGTCACCGCCCCGCCCGTGCTTAAGGCTTTCACCCACGCCGAGCCGTTCCATATTTCAAACGGCTCCTGTGACCCCGCAGCGGTAGCAGAGTCGTCTACCCAGCGTGTAGTGTCAGCACCCAGCACAGAAAAGCGTAGGTCAGCGGTAGTGTTATAGTATAGGCCACTGGTTACTTCGCTAGTAAACGAAATACCCGGCAACGTGACTACACCCGCAAACGCTTTAAGCCCTGCTAACATACCGCCCTGACCGTTTCGGTCTAGTGACGCCGTAAGCTCAGTGCCTATGTCTGTTACTGTGGGATTGGCCCATGTCGTAGTTATAACAGCGCCAGCCGCTACGGGGTTCCCCGCCGGTGGTGTGTAGTTACCGCTCGCGTCTCTTGGCATTGCGTAATCCTCGTTACTCTTGAGTTATGTCTGATTGGAAGCCTACAAAACTCGGCTGAGCCATTGCTGTAATAGCGCTTCCGATGTGGTCGGCCACGCTCATATTTGGTGTATGCGGCGCCGTCGCTAAAATACGTAAAAATTCTTGTGGGTTAGCCACCATGTCGCTGAGCACCTTTGCTTTAGCAGGGTCTATTTGACCTTTACCAAGCATACTCATAATCTGTCGTCGGATAGCGCCGCCTACCATTAGCGCGTGCGTGCCGGTAAAGCCCATCTCTAGTACGGTAGCTGCACCAGCTGACGCCAAGAGGCTATCTAGCTCGTCTAACCCGCTGGTTAGCTTGGTACCCGGTATGCTCTCGCGCAGCAGGTCTACTTTTGTACGCTCCACAGCAGTCTGTATAGCACGAAGCTCTGTTGGTGCGTCAGCAAAAAGTCTCTGTAACGTAGGATACATTCTTTGGAAATCTTCTACCGCTTTAGGCGTTACTTTGGTCACGCCGCCAGTGCTTGTAGACATGGAGCCAACAAAAGACTCTCTGAACGCATCACGCACAACGGCGGGATTGTCTATTGCGGTTATTAGCTCGTCTAAACGCGCACCGGGGTCTTTGGCTGCTAGCAAGTTTGCCATTGTTTTATTCGGCTCGGTAGCAAACTCGCCTATGACCGACTTATTCAGCCCCGTCTGTACTGCGCCTTCGGCAGCAGCCGCTTCAGTGGCCGCTGTGCGCGCCTGTACCAGCCCCGTCTCTGCGCTGGCCGCGCTGCGTAGCTCAGCCACAAGCGCTTGGTCAGGAAAAACGCTTAAAAAGCCTTCGTACTTGTCTATAAAAGCTGCGTTTAAACCTTCTCGTGCGGCAAGGGCTTTCAGGTATTCACCTGTTTGCGCTATGACTTCAGGTGGTGACGCCGCAAGGTCGTTGGCTGCTGCTGCGCCGGCGTCTCCGGGCTTAACAAGACGCTGCCCAAGCGTTTCTACTATTGGGTCACTACGCGCTGCGCCTACAGTACGTTGGTTGAACTGAGCAGTTGACGCTTTTGTAGCGTTCACCGCGCTCTGATAGAGGGGTCCGGCTTCGGGACTCGCTAACAGTAAGTCTTCCATGCCTGCGCTTAGCTGGGTTAAAAACTTTTCGGTAGCTGTTGTGCTGCCTGTACGCTGTGCATTTCCTGTAATAGTTTTAAACCGACTTACAAGGAACGCTATTTCGGAAGGTCTGGCAGTCGGATTTAACTGTTCTATAAAATTCATCTCCTTCATGTAGGAGTCGTTAAATACACTGCGTTCTGTGGGCGACAACCGTTTTACGAAATTGGTTAAACGTGCTTTGAACGGTGCTGTCTCTATTGCGCCCGACTTGCCGCGTAACGCATCAAACTGTTCCCACATAGGAGTTTTATACACTTTGTCGTAGTTAGCTTGTGTAGTCGTCAGCGTGCTAGCCAATTCTTCACTGGCTGCTACGGTAGATGTGTCAGTCGCTACACGCCTTCCTTGTGCCTCGGCAATACGTGCCGCATCAGCTTCAGCTTCTACAGCTAAGTTTAAACGGCCTTCTGAGGCGCCTATCCGCTCAGCTATTTGAGACTGAGCTTGTGCCTGCGCCTGTGGTAGCCCCGACTGTGCAGGAGGTAGCTCACCAAATGCGCCACGGACGTCATCAGCAATTTGTTCTGAGCGCTCAGTACGCGCAGTTCTCTGAGCGGTGATAGCAGGCACTGAAGTATTAGCCCCAGCCTCTATGCTCAATAACTCTGCATCGCCTGCTAGCTGCCCTGTAGTGCCCTTCTCGCCTGCCGCGACACGTTGTGCAACCGTAGTTTGTGCCTCGTCTATATTTTTTACGTTTTCACGAAAAACCGTAGCCACAGCCTGCTCTGCTTGCTCTTTTGAATAGTTTAGCTTGTCTCTAAGGCGCTTTATTATATTTTGTATGCCCGCTGGCGTCTTAGCGCCCAATACGGCACCTGTTATACCCCCTATAACTTCACCTATCTCGCCGCCTGCCAACTCACCGCCGCCAGCGCCACCCCCGCCCACTACAACTGTAGCTGCGTTACGCGCGAGGGACTGCGAAGGGTTTATTAACGCCGGCGCCCACTCAGCACCAGTTTTTGCCACGTCCAGAGGCGCACTTATACCTCTGTCGAGCTTTTCTTGGGTAAGTGACTGCATTAACGGACGGTCGTAAAATTCTTGTCGAGTTACATCAGCGCCATCAGCTTCACCAAACGGGTTTAGCTCGTTGAGTGTGCGTCCTATAACGTCTATAGGCTTGTCGCCAAGCCGTGGTATGGCCGCTGTGCCTACGTCCCAAGTCAGGTCCGCAAGAGGTTCCACTATAAAATTTTGTGCCCCACGCACCACAGAACGGCCTACTTCGGCTGCTTTCGCGCCGAACGACGCGTTTTTAGGCGATCTAAGCGCGCGCTCGTCAGCGTCCGCTAGGTCCATTAGCTCTAGTTCTAGTTCTAGGTCTATTTTTTCTTCGGGGGTTAGCTCAGCCATTTAATTACCCAGTAAACTTTGGATGTACGCTCTACGCGCAGCGCGGTCGCCCGGTGTGAGGCGTGTAGGGTCAGACACTTTTTGTGTGGGGTCAAAACCCTCGGTTATTGCAGCCTCCGCGACTTCATCAGGGTACAAGCGGGCTTCAGAGTCGTCAGCTAACTTCATTAGCGCGCTGTACGCGGCGTTTATTTCTTCGACGGTTACCTCTCTAGTTGATTCACCAGAGGCTAGCCTCATAAGGGCCACTTCCCTAGCTCGCGGGGCGAACTTTTTACGTACATAATCTATCCACGCGCGGGGCTGGTCGCCGCTTGACACCATAGTCTCTAGCGCTAACTCCATGTCTTTGTCAGTAGGGTTAACGCCCATTATGCCGAGTATTGGAGCTACGCCATTAACCTTCATGTCGTCCATGTCTATGTTTAATGACTGAATAGCGCGACCTGATTCAGTTGTAGGTATGTTTTTACCTAAAAATCTCTCAGGGTCAAACGTTCCTGTAGCTTCTTCAAACACAGGAGAGCTTAAAATGCGGCCCATAGTAGATGCGTTTATTTGTGCGCTTATATCTGATAAGTCAACTTCTTCTGCACGCGTCCTGTCAGCAGCGCGTGGCGTAGGATCGCCGGGCAGCCTTTCATAAGGGGTCAAGGTGCTGGTATCTATAGGTGTCCGCACGCCATCTCTATCTACGGTAAACGTCGCGCCGGTAGCGGGGTCACGCCTGACGTTGACTACGCCGCCGTTACGGTCAAAGTATGGCTTCGTATTTTCTGAACCTGCTAGAAACTCTTGCTGATCGTTCTGCCGGTCATCTTGTGCAATTTGGTTCGACGCAGCTACGCCTGCTCTACCTGTCCTGTCAGCGTCGCTACGCGAATTCTGAGCGTTTATAGTGTTATCGCTGCGGGTGTTTAAACCTGTTTCGGTGTACCGCATATCGGACACGTCACGGTTACGATCACGCAAGTCTAGCGCTTGCTCTTGAGAATATAGACGTCTATTAGTTTCGTCTTCAAGCGCTCGTGCTTGCGTAAGACGCTGCGTTTCTTCGTCGCGGAACCCTGCTTCACGTTTGTCTTTGCCTATGAAGTTACGCGCCATTGCTACGGGCAAGGCAAGACCGCCACCGCGCCACTTATCGTCGTTTACGCGTTGGCGCGTAGCGTCGTTTATAGCTATCTCGTCCAGTGCACCGCGCGCACTAAGCTCGGCTGGCTGCGGGGCCATGTAAGGAGCCGACCCCCGCTGCATCGGCGGTTGCTGCATCTGCTGCGTTTGTAGTTGGCGTAAGCGCTCTTGTTCTTCTGGCGTCATACGTAGAGACCTCGATACCGAGGGCGCAGGCATATTAGGTAGTGAAAATCCGTAGTTTTCAGCCATTTTAGTTATCCTGGTTTGCCCATTGCTAATCCGGTAGCGCCAATCGCTGCGTTTAGAGGCCCTAGAGCCGTTGAGTACCGTTGATTTAAAAACTGGCCTTGATTAGCAGCAGCGTTGCCGTACTGCGTGCTTTCAGCCAGCTGCGCGTTAGAAAATCCGGGCATACTAGGCATACCAATCTGATTACCTGACAGTAGCGCGTTTATCTCGTTTATAGCCATCCCGCGACCTTGTAACTGCTCAGCTATTTGAGCCTGACGCACACTGTTCTGGTAGTTTGACCCTGATAGCTGTTGGTTGAACGCTTGATTGCCGTAGCGTAGTAGCCCATCTATCTCGTCCCTGCGCTGGCTGTCAGATAACTGCGCGTTTGCCATGCCTTGACCAAACTGCTGCTCATTTGAAGCTAATTGCTGAGCGTAGCCAGTGTTGCGTTGGTCCTCAGTAAAACGCCCCGCGCCAAGCTGTTGATTGTACTGTTGATCGCGGCTAGATAGTTGTTGATTAAGATCAGCTGCGCGCTGTGAGTCAGCGTACTGCCCTGCACCAAGTTGTTGGTCATACTGTTGCCCACGGCTGGCTAGCTGTTGATTAAGATCAGCTGCGCGCTGTGAGTCAGCGTACTGCCCTGCACCAAGCTGCTGACCGAACTGCTGTTCACGGCTGGCTAGTTGCTGGTTAAGATCGTTTGCACGTTGGTTTTCTGTAAACTGTCCTGCGCCAAGTTGTTGATCGTATTGCTGACCGCGACTTGCGAGCTGTTGGTTAAGGTCATCTGCACGCTGGCTTTGCGCGAACTGTCCGGCGTCTAGTTGCTGATCGAACTGTTGCCCGCGGTCGGCAAACTGGTTAGCAAGATCAGCTTCACGCTGAGCATCGGCGTTCTGGCTTGCGCTGAACTGTTGGTCGAACTGTTGACCGCGGCTTGCTAGTTGTTGATTGAAATCATCTGCACGTTGGCTCTGTGCAAACTGTCCAGCGCCAAGCTGTTGGTCATATTGCTGACCACGGTCGGCAAACTGGTTGGCAAGGTCAGCTTCACGTTGGCTCTGCGCGAATTGACCCGCGCCTAGCTGTTGGTTGAAACGTTGATCCCTAGCGGCTAGTTGTTGATTAATATCCGCTTCACGCTGGCTCTCTGCAAACTGCCCCGCGCCAAGTTGTTGTGAAAATTGTTGTCCGCGGGTCGCTAGCTGCTGGTCAATATCAGATTGACGCTGCTCGTCCATCATCCTAGCTGACGTAGCCTGCTGCGAGAACTTCTGGTCTTCACCGCGTAATAGCTGTGAAAAGTCCATTTCACGTTGGTTGTTAGCAAACTGTCCCGCTTGCAACTGTTGTGAAAACTGTTGTTCGTTGTCTGATAACCGCTGTTGGACCATCTGCTGGCGTTGGGAGTCATTAAAACCTGCGGCTTTTAGCTCCTTATCAAAACGCTGTGCGTCACGCTGCTGATTTTCTTGAAACTCACGCGTGCGCTGATCATTTTGTTGCTGTGCAGCGCTTAAATTACGCCCAAACTCGTCCGTTACTTCAGCTGCGCCTTGTGCGCGTGTAGATAACTCCCTACCAAACTGACGATTTTGTTCTTCAGCACCTAAGCGCATAGCATCCTGCGCGGCGCGGGAGCGTGTTTCGCCCTGCTGGTCGCGTAGGTCACCTATGGCGTTATCGTAGGCTTCACTGCCGGGGGCTAGCCCTTGATTACGTAATTGGGTGTCCATCGCTGCCATTTCGCGCTCCATGCGAGGGTTCTGAAGCGACATCTGGCGTTGGAACTGTGCATTAGCAAAATCAGAATTATAGGCGCCGGACGCGTCTACGGCCTGCTGGCTGAGATCGTTAGATACGTTAGTGCCCACAGTGCCAGAGAAATTAGTATTAACTCCAGCTATGTCTCCCACACCGGGGCCGCTTGCGAACCCTTGGGCGTCGGACAATGAGCTACCCGACTGCTGGGGTCCGCTACCGAAGGCTCTAGTAGACGCTATAGCTGCGTCTCTGGATGTAGGTACGTTGCCGCGCAACAAATCTGAAGTTACCGCTTGAGCTGACAGCTGGGGTCCTATTCCGCGCTGTACGTTAGACGCTACCAAATCATTGAGCACCTGTGGACCAGTTCCACGCTGTAGGTCAGATGTTCTTGGGCCTGTAAAAGCGTCTGGTCCAGTACCACGCTGTAGGTCAGATGTTACGCCGGCTGCGTTTACCAAAGCTCCCGTACCACGCGCTAAGTCAGATGTTCTTGGACCGGTAGTTGCAGTAGGCCCAGTACCACGAGCTACGTCAGTTGATACACCGGCGGTGTTTAGTGTAGGTCCAGTACCGCGCCCCACAGTAGACGCTACGCCAGATTCGTTTAGTGTAGGTCCAGTACCTGCAACAGTGTTAGACGCTACGCCAGATTCGTTTACTGTAGGTCCGGTGCCTGCAATAATGTTAGACGCTACGCCAGATTCGTTTAGTTTAGGTGCGGTACCGCTAACCCCACCAACTATAACGTCAGACGCTGTAGGCGCAGTGCCGACCGCGGCATTTGGAGCGCGGTAGTCCATTGTAGGCGTCGCGCCCCACGCCGGCGCCGAACTGTAGTCCACCGGTTCGCTAAATGAAGTAGCAGCGCGGCCTAAAAGCGACTCTGCAACCCCAGATTGACCGGCGCGTATACGGGACTGTGAATCAAACGCGTCTTGTTCTGCTGCGGACAAGGTTATATCTTGGTTCCACGAAGTTACAGACTCGCCAGTTGCAGGGTCTGTGGTAGTGCCGGGCGTCCACGTACTTGACCCCCACGGTGTAGTCTGGTTAGGTCTGTTTGCGTAAGTTTGGTCGCGTAGGTTTGATTGTGCCGACGCGCCTTGAGCTTCTGCGGCACCAGTGTAATCTGGTGCTCTGGGGGCTGATTTGCTTCCCATCTTAATTTGCTCCTATAGCGTTTAAACGCGGATTTTGATTTATCCACCGGCAATCTTCTTTGCGTAACTGAGTTAATATAAAATCTACCCCGTCTTTGTAACCGTCGGGTATTCTAAATATCTCTGTTAGCCCAATATTTTTAATAAACTTTAATGCCTTTAAGTTGTCTGCTGCGGTAACACCTAAAACAATGCCTTTGCCACACGTGTTGAACGCATACTCAAACACTTCTTGTGCAAAACCGTGTTTTAGTACAAACGGATTTGCTATGTATATGTGAATTTGGCACGAATTAAACGCCCAATTATCAAAAGTACACGCGGCTATTAACTTTTCAGCCTCATCAACCGCTACTATACCCTTAGTGCCTGCACTTAGTGTAGGCTTCCCCTCATCGGGTATTAAAGGCCAGTGGCGCTCTTGTAAGGGTATAAAGCTAAACATTACATTAGCCCGCCTTCGTCGAATATTATGTCAAATGCAGCAAGCGTTGTAGCTTCAGAAGACACACCCTTTAAAGCTACTGCTATATGTCTACCTAGCCCGTTGGCGCCACGGGGATTATCAGTGGTTTCTATGCCGCCGCCCCATACCGACTCGTTCCATATAGCTGTGTCCCAAAGTCCTGACCCAGCTATGCCGTATGCAGGCGAACCTGATATTTCTGTTATGTCGAAATCATATCGGGCAGCTACAGTAAACGCGGGCACTCCGCCAGATAAAAATATAGGGCGTATATACTGAACACGTTTATACGTCGCTGGAGACAGCCCCATAGATTGGTATGACGTTAGTACATTCCAAGTTATTGCTGACGGCTGTCCGTCGGTGGCGGGGTCCAGATATACTTTATCTACTGTGCCGCGCTGTATAAACATTTTATTGCGCGTTATGTCTGTCCAAAATATATCGCCCTGCCAGTTTCCGGTATGTGCTTTATCTAGCCCGCGCACCATAGACCACGCTTTGTTGCCAAAGTATAAGGTGAACGCTAGCTGTTCATAGGACTCTCGGGGCGGTGAGTTTACGTAAAGCACCCCCTCTTTTGGGTGAATATGTATATGCCAGCCAAATGAATTTATTTCTTCAGTTAGTACCGTGCGTATGTAAGGAGATATGTTAGCTGTAAGGTATATATCGGCGTCAGTAGTGTTTGCGCTTGTTAACACCGCAGACATTGGGAGTATCCCTTGTATAGATAGGATGTATAACTCACCAGAAAACTCACTTGCTATACGATTGCCCGCGGGTAACTGTCCTACCTGCCACGAGCCTATCAGTCCAAATTTAGTGGCGTCAGAAGGGTCTGTTCCTTGGTACACTATTACGTCACCGGCTGAAGATATAGCAACTAAATGATCGTCAATTCCACTTCCGCCGTCTAGTGTCCAGTTATGTAAAGATTTTAAAGCGCCTCCAAAACGGAACTGTGCGCCAAAATTGAATTTAGCCGCAGTGCCTTCAAACACGCCTGCGTCAAGGTACCATGCGTTAGCTGAACCTTTTTGTATGAACCATACTCGCTCTTTCCATATCATTACAAAATCAAATAGCGCAGGATCAACGCCCGCTATTTGGTTTGCACCAGAGCCTATCGTGTACTTTACCCACGTGTTTGTAGATTGTGTCCAACGGTAATAGCCATTTTCACCGTCACATACGAGTAAAAAACGTGCGTTACCGTCATTTGAAAAGTTAACAAAAGAGCATATACCTGCATTTCCTGCTGTAGAAGGAAAGGTTACAACTTGTGTAGGCGCAGTTGTACCCTCAGTAGTTACGTCCCAAATACCCGCGTCGTTAGCTATAAACAGCTTATCGTCTGCGGTTGAGTTGCCTTCAAATGTTATTACTGTTTTTGCTACCCCACCTGTCCAGCCATTTGCCCATTCTACGTAGCCTTCGCGCACTACCATACCTAAGTCTTGGGCTAAAAGGTTATAGCTGTATATACATTCATCGGGCGCCATAGACGCAAGCGCTTGAGACGCATTTATGCCCATTATAGCCGCAGGTATAGTTGCAGCTGTTGATGATTGGCGTTGTCCGCGGCGTGTGTTGGGCAGTCCCACTATACGCCTCCGTACCCAGAGTCAGGCGCGTTTCTATAGGCGTTTAGAAAAGGGAACCCTCGACGCATACCTGACGCGCTTAAAATAGCTCCGCTGTTATCTTTTCCCATCCATGAATTTAACGCTAAGTTAAACGCGTCAGTAGCCTTAGTGCTGTCAAACCCTTTAGCTTCTAAGAACAACATTTTTAACTGCGCGGTAACTAGGTTAGGAGGAAACATTACAATGTCTTCAGCTGTAGCCGCGACATCTGTGTACTCTATGGGAGTTGTACCAGCTATTTGAATTAAATTTCGAGATATATACTCAAAATTAATGCTCAAGCCTGTAGGTACCGGTGCGTTAGGGAAAATGTACAAGCTACCTTGGTCAAACCGAAAGGAAGCGTAGATCGTAGAACTCACAAGATTTCGCCCAAGTAGGTAGGTCCATTCTTGTGCGCTCAACGGACCTATTAGCGGTACATTGTCACTACGCTCCCATCCGGTTTGTGGGATCATGTAACCAAAATCAGCAGGCAGCGCTATTACGCCGTTTTCTCCTACTCCAGTTACGTGCTGGAAACTACGTACTAATTCTTGCCATACGTAGTCTTCCATTAAAGTTTGCAAGCCCGTCGTTAACAGGCTAGTAAGCTGTATAAACGCAGGATCACCTGCAAATACGTCAGGTACAGGTGTTAAGCCTACTTGTGTGGCTACACGGTTAACAAGTGTGTTAACCGTGGCAAACCTAGTTACTGCCATACGTCACCTATTTGGCTATTTGACGCCGTTTTTTTGCCGGCTTAGCTAGCTTTGTTTCATCAACAATAACTGCTTCTTCTGTTTCTTCTGTTTCTTGCAGCGGAAGGATGTCATCCGTATACAAACCGTCTGAATCTTGAGTATCTTCTACTACCGCTGCGGTAGGTGGAGGTGTAGGTGCAACGGTAATTGCTGGTGCTGCTGTAGCAACAGGAGCGCGGCTTTCGCCAGCTCTAAACAAAGCTAACTCTGCCGCTTGAGCTTGGACCTGTGTATTTAGCGTGTTAATTGCGTTAGTGCTTTCATCTAATGCAGCTTGCATCTGGCTTAACGGAGCCATAGCGTTGGCGTGTTGCATAAAACGTCTGGCTAACTCGCGTAGGCTAACTAGCCCCGCAAATTTTTGTGTGTGTACGTCAGATAGCTCAGCTAGCTGCTCTACTGTACGTACATTAAAATATTCCATTTCTAGCGCTTGTGAGCGAGATATAGGAGGCCACTGTTTTAGCGGCGTGCCAGTTACGTGCTGTTCTTTATTTGTTTTAAACGCCGCGTATTCTTGAGCGAATTTTACGTTATCAGAGTTAGGGTGATTGCCCATTCTAACCGGGCGTTCGACTACTGAGGCTTTGTCGCCCGGGACAATAATACGTATATACTCTGTTTCATCGTATATAGGACGTCCTTTTTCAAGCGTCATCACAGCATTTTGTTTTGGGTGCATATAAAACTGTGCAAATAAGCCATGTTTTTGTTGTTCGACATTAGCAAACGCGCGATTAGCGCCTTCTGTGCCAATAGCTACTTGGGTAAAGCCTTCGTTATCTTCCATAGTTACTACTCCTACTGTAGTTGTGTTTAATCGTTAGCTACGCGTCCTGATGAGTCATAAGGCACGCCGCTATTAAAGTGTTCTACGGCACCAGTGCCGAGAACGAGTAATCCTGCTGAATTGAAAGGGGCAGCGCCGCTGCCGAAATGATCTACGGTGCCATCTATAGCTACGGCAAGTCTTCCTGCGGCAGTATAAGGTAGCCCTTGGTGATAGTGGTCTATTGAGCCGGCATCGTGTACCGCTAGCGCGGTATCAGAAGCATAAGGAATCCCTTGATGGTAGTGATCTGGCGCAGCTGTGCCGTCTGTTACCGTTATAGGACTTCCATTTTGCTGTAGTAGTGCCGACATAGCTTATTTACACCGTATTGCCGATGGGGTTAAAAAACAGGGGCTTTCGCCCCTCTTTTCTAGTCTGCTATGTCATCCGTATGCGGATAGTTAAGCTCTAAAAGAGCTAGTCCCGCGGATGGAGTTCCAATAGCGCTACCGCCTATGCAGTTATGCACTCTATCGCCAGCTACTACAGCGTCGTCAAGCGACCCTGCTGTAGCTGTAAGATAGCAGTTTGCGTTGTCCGCAAAAGCAGTTTTCACTTTGCCTACGCCAGTGCCAAAAATTTGGTACCAGCCGTACTCTCCAGCTACCGTAGCAGCCATCGCGCACGCAATTGGTCCTTTGTCGTCAGCAACCGCTAGCTTAGTAATCCAGCTAACTGTTGCGTACCGTACTACTGACCCTACCGCTGTAGCCGCTAAGCCTTTTAGGTAGATAAACTCGCCTTCACCGTATGCAGTGGTAGCGTGGTCTTGTGCTCTCACACAGTGACCCAAGTCATGCAGCTGCGTAGCGCTATTGTTGTCAATAGCCTGCGTGCCGATAAACCCGTCTATAACTTTATAATCACTCATAATTTACCCCTAGCCCTTTAGCTATGCTTATGTGTTATCTATTAAGCGGCCTTGGAACTGCGCGCCGTTAGAAGTTAAGTTGCCCGCCCAAGCTAAAATCTGGACTTCAGCATCTTGGTTGGTAGCGTAGCGACGGTTAGGACTCAAAGGAACCATATTGCGCGAAGCGTGAGGACGGTACTTGAGGTACTTACTATTAAGGAAATACGCAGTTTTGCTAGTAGCATTACCACCTATTCCGCCGTCAAGTATGACGTCAGTAGCCATGAATTTAAGCGTTGGGAAACCTGAATCACCGACTTCAGCTTGGTGGAATCTTTGCTGCGCTTGTAGCGACGCAACGTAAATTTCCCACATACTGTTATCCATAATTATACAATCAGGCATATCGCTTCCGCGAACAAGTTGTGCCCAAAGTCCGTTCATACCCGCTTGAACAGTGCTTGCGGTAAGACCGAGAGTTGAGACTTTAGAACGCCAGAATGTGTATGTAGCCCTGTCTATACCGCCATACGTGCCAGTAGTTGGGTCTACAGGTACTGCTAAGTCTAGTCCTGTAATTTCTTTACCGCCTGAACCTGTACCGTCTGAGTACAAAGCAGCAGAAATAAGGTTAGATAGCGTGGATTCAGCCACACTGATACGCGCTTCAAGCAAATCAATCATTTGCTCTTTGCCGCTGTTCTGTAGCATTTCAAGGCCAGAAATAACGACCGGAACGGCAGCTTGCTTGAGTTCAAATTCAGCTGCGCTTATTACGTCAGAAATACCTACAGGAAGCAGATCGTAACCAGAATACCACCCTGCGTTGCTGTTTTCAGCAAACGACAGTTCTTCAAAAATCTTAGAGCCACCGGAAATCGTCTTGATTCTACCGGCCATGCTCATCTTTTTAAGAAGGGCGTTATTATCAGTTACATTATCCGCAATTTTCTTGGTACGACTTTCAATAGTAGTCGCTATGATGTCGGAAACATTTGGGAAAGCCATTAGGCGAACCTCCAATAATTAGAATTAAAGTAAAGTAGATGTTACGTTACCTTAGATAGTTTAAACCTCGCCACAGGCGTGGGGTTTGCACGGTATCTAACTACTAAGTCTCGCCTCGTTTTAGCGTGGGCTTTCGCTCGCTGTTAACGTGGGGCTACATACTTTCGTAATTTGGTATTGAGATACTAGCCATTATCGAACGCGTCTGCAATAGCCGCGCGCAAATTTACCGGAGGAGGCGTAACGCCTGAACCGTCACTAGATATGGGTATCGCTACTCCTGCGCCGCGCGCTCGTCGAACATTTCTGCCTGCCGAGTCAACTTTTTTACGGTTGCTGAGTATTTCTTGTATGTCAGGACGTGTGGCTATAGCGCGCTGATAGGCTTCGTCTAAACTTAGCCGTTGATTTTGATTGCTTGCTTGGTCCATAAAATCAGCCATAGTCTGGCGTAGATCGTTTGCGAATTCGTTTTCAGTTAAAAACGCGTTAGTCTCAGTGTTGACGTCATTTTGAGCCGATTGGTTTTGGTGGTTAAAATAACTTTGCATACCCGCTACTTGTTCGGATAACTGCGCGAACCGTGGGTCTTGCGGCGGCGTATTATCTTGTATTGGGTTTCCTACTAGCTCGTTGTCTAGGTCAGTTATGCTTACGCCAAATTGTTTAATTAACTGAGCCATAGTCGCAGCTTTTACCGCAGGAGTGCCGCCTTGTAGCTTTGCAGAAGTTTGAAGTACATCATAAACACCCTGCATAGGGTCTCGTACACCTTGAGCCTGAAACATAGGCTGAAAAGGTTGAATCATATTAGAAAAAGCGTTCATATGCTGACGCGCATGGGCCGATTCTTGCATTACGCTCTGCATCTCTCTTTCACGTTTGTGGCTAGTCTCCTGCACTGTTTTGGGTGTGTTAGCCCATTCTTCGCGGGCCGCAGGAGTCCAAGACGCAGGAGCTTTAGCATCTGAATCAATAGTTGAGTCATCGCTAGCTTGGGCTGCGGGTTCTAACGGTGCTTTTTCTGTTACGATTTCAGCAGAAGACGTATCGACAGATACTTCGTCTGGCGCAGAGTCATCGTCTGCAACTGCTTCGTCAAACGCGGTTGCGATGCTATCCCGTATATCTTCTTCTTCTACGACTTCATTATCTTCTAAATCTACTTGCTCTGTTGATGGCATATTTACTACTCCTACTGTAGTTGGTTGTCTTCGTGGTACTGCGTATTTCTATTAAAATCTGGGTTAGATGCACGGTCGTACATCTCTATTAGCGTGTTTATACGCTCTTGTTTTGAATTTTTTTGTTCCTGCCCTCGCGACGCCAAGTATTTCTGCGTCTGCGCGCGAAGCGAGTCAAGGTCGTTACTGACTCCGTGCCTTGTGTTGTGTGCATTTAGCTGAGCGCGAGTATTAACGATAGTGCCGTCTATAGGCGACTTAAAAGGCTCTATGTCTCCGTGAATACTAGGTGTAGAACTTGCTGACGGGGCTTCTCGTATTACCTCTACCATCCCTTCCTTAGTTTGTCTCCAAGTACGCTTT